AACGCTTTTAACTGCTCGTATTCTGTTTTTGTGATTTCAACCAAAGATACAGTTTCGAATTCGCGAGAAGTTTTGCGTAAAGTATCTACGTGCCAAATAGTATTTTGGTTTGAAGATAAGATTGCCTGCGCATTGTCTTCATCGCAATGAATCATAATATTATGTTTCGGTTGGAATTTTAAAAAGACAAGCCTATCTAAAATATCTACGACCTTTCCGTTTTGCATTACTTTGTAAAACAATGCGACCTCCTCGTATAAGAAGAGAGCCGCAAACCAAATTGCGACTCTCCGATATTTTAGATTGAAAACATGATTCTTAGATATGCCTGATTATATGCGTAATAATAGCCATACATAGAACCAGTTTCTTGAACATGGTAGTAATAATCCGTGTAGCTTGCGTTTGGAGATCTTGTAAGATATTCATGTGCAACGCCGTCCTCAGTCGTACATATTCTGGATGCGTTTGTGGTAAAATATTCGATTCCAGATCCTTCGTAGCAGTACGGTTCTTCTGTCATAGTAGGATTCAACTCTATAGCGCAGGGAATATAAATATAGCTGTCAGCGCTACCTATCTCCGTAGACATATTGCCAACAGAAGAGTTTACTTTGACTTGCTTAATAAGTTGTCTCCATTGAACAGGAACAGCCCTTAACAATCTGGAGTCTAAGAATGATTTAAGAATCGACGCATTCCACCCTCCGGTGTTCGACGTGCTGCGACCAATAGACTTCGAAACTGATAACAGCTGAGAAGCTAGAAGTGTCAGAGACGATCTTTTTCCGCTATTATTACTAAGATAATATTTCTTGAATCCAGAAATCTCCAACTTCAAATCTTCATGCGGCCACATTGCAATGTTTTTACAAGCATCCTCACCAAGATCAAAATACCACAGTTTTGACCAGTAAATTGTTCCGAGACCGTAGTTTTCATAAACACCATCATCTGCTTTGGCGCAACCAAAAACTAGAGTAGAATCTGCAAGAGTAGACCTCGTTTTACTTAATTCAACAACTGTAGGAGCATCGCCGTCTCCAATTAGGTTAGAGTTGTAAATATAGAGAGAGTTGTCTCCCTTTTTATGTCTTACGACAAGAATTTCTCTATTTTCTACGGTACCGGCAGAAGTGGCAGCAGTTCCCCACGCCGCCTTAATTCCATCGTTATACCATAGCCGGAATCCGTTCATTCCGTCCGCCTGGAAACATTGTGCCAACACATTCGTATTCTTAGAATTATTCGAGAACTTGTAATCAATTGCCAACACAAAATCACGATCTTCGTCGAAGAGTTTTACACCGGTATCAACGTAATTTTTACCCGTAAATTCTGTTTTGGAATCGATCAGAATATTCTCTGTTACGTCTGCGTAAGAATAATCGTTTCCGAGCTGTATAGTTAAAGAATCCTTTGCGGATAAATAATTTGATTCTACACCGACTTTCAACATGGCATACATCTCAACAGGACGAAGTTGATCCAGTTCTTTGCCGTCAAAATACCCTGTAGAATACTCGAATGAATCATATACCGCTTTGATATCTTTATCTCCGTCTACAAGACCAGATTTGTCCCAGCCTTTAAACAAATAATATTTAAAAGCCGCCTCTTCCGATGTGTAAGTAGGAATATCCCCATCATATAATACAACAGTTCCATATTCACTTGTCGTCTCTTTTAGCACCTGTGTATTGTTCATATACCGAATGGTGTATCTGCGAATAGAAGATGTGTACGTTGCTGTATAAACAAGATCTTGAAATACTGCAACTAAGTTAGAATCCCATCCATTGAACACAAAATCAAACTCTACACTGCTTTCCTTTGTAGGAGTGCTAATAGGATTTTCTTCTCGTGTAATAGGGTCCACTGGCTTTGAGCCTTTATCTACATATTGAACATCAAGAATGTCTCCGTTATCATTTTTGAATGTTACAGCAAACTGTTCAACAAGCGTGTTATAAGTAATCACAAGGTCTGGCCATGCCTCATTATAGCGTTCCAGTTCTTTTTGTCTCATAACGGGAACATGAACTTTGCCCGTAAGAACAGATTGATCAGTATTGTATCCGTTTTTGTCGATACCACCCATCTTATACAGCCGAGACAGAATAGAAGTATCGCTTAAATCCCACGTAACCCCCATAATGCGAACGCGGCTCACTTTTGAAGCTTTGTTCAACATGTCGAGACAATCGGTTGTGTTGCAATTTTCAACAATCATCGTCGTGATCTTGTCGTATCCGGCAATGGATAAATGGTTGAGATATTTTAAACTGCGCATGTTGATCGAAACCAACGTGTCAGGCAATAGCGCAGTCTGAATTTTGCCGCCATTTGCAAATAAAACGCCAGTTAATCCAGATCCCGTCGCATACAACTCTTTCAAGTTTAGACATTTAGAAAAATCTAAGCTGGTTGTAAGATTGGGGGTGTTTCTGATATCTAACTTTTCAAGCAACTTATTATTTCCGATAACAAGATTTGTTAGAAAAACATTGGAATATCCTTCAGTTGTATTGCCAATGATAAGCTCTTTTAGTCTTTCAGCCTTAGAAAAGTCATTGTCGTGAATGTAACACGTAGACACGTCTCCCATAGATTGAATACGAGATGCTGCATATACAAGAACAGCCGTATCGTCCATACTATCATATGGGCACGCAATATCATATGATTGCCCTGCTTTGGCACGAATCTGTTTGGCAGAAGAATTTCCAAACATAACAGATAGATACATATCTGAATATGGAGTAAGATGAAGAGTATAGTCAGGTTTCACAGCAGTTCCAACAGGAGTGTTACATCTGAACATAATTTGGTCAGAGGTGGCTGTAGTTCCCAAAAACTCTGTTGCCATATAAACTTCCTGATCGCGCTCAAACTGTCTACGCTGATATTTCTTCTTGCCATTCATCATTTGCTCTAAGAAACGTGTGTTACCATTTCTATAAGGACGTTCGTATCTTATTACGTAATTTAATCTCCATAGTTCTTCACACCATTCATTCTGTTTTTCATCAAACTGACTGATGAGAGATGTTGCACTCCAACAGTTTTTAGATTCACAAGTCTGATACATGGTACGAAGTTGACTCTGCATAAGTTCACGAATTCTACAGAAGAACACAGAATCAGCAGCGTTGAAAATATAACCGGAAGACGGATCACCGTCTGCACGATAGTCGGTATCTTCTTTGCCATAAGTCATAGTAAGCTCGCCAGAATTATTGATTCCAAGTTGTGTATCCATATCATAAGCCCAAAAATCAAATCGGTATCCATTGTTGATTCCAGAAGCTTCATCATCAATTGTATAATATTTCGCTTTATCACCCATCTCAGCGGCTTCGGACGTGCTGATATAATGTTTTGCCCAATGCCAGAATGTATTCTTAGCTCTGTTATCGATCATTGTATATCTAAGAGTGAATAAATAAAAATATGTAGCAGAATCTACAATGAACCAGTTTTTCAAATTATTCACAAACTCTTCATTGCTCGATGTAATTACAAACTCATAGAAATTTCTCCAGATCTGACGATTATTTGCTCTAATCTGTTCTTTGATTTCATCAGTAGATGTAGGATCACCATCTTTAGAATCACCGCAACAATCATATCTAAATTCAAACGATCCGTCCCAATCGTTATAAAGTGCATCATAAGCAACATTTCCGGTTGTCCATTCTGATTTGCTGATTGGATATTTCATTGATCCATCTGAATTATTAACACCGGTCTGAAATGTGGAGTTTGCAAGAGTATTGTCGCTTATTTCGACACAAAATTCTTTCATGTCATCTGGATCATAAGCTCTTGTTACGTCTGTCTTTTTTGAATCTCCGATGTTACCGAGTGCGTAATAATGCCATTCACAATCCTGAAATTCCCTATGCGTAGACACATTTGGATCGTTCTCTTTAATGAATAAAACGCAGTTTACGAATTCCATAGAATTTTTAATTTTTGAATCTCTCCTAGTAGCAGGAGTTGAATATGGAAGATAAGTGTTATATCTATTCTGACCATATGCATTATTTACCATTTCAGAGGAAGCGACGTTCACTTTTACATTGAACCACTTATTCGGAACAGAAGTTCTAGTTAATGAAACCGTGCCAGTACCATCTTCATACCTTGTTCCGTCTCCAAGAGTTAAAATTGTTTTATAATCTGGATCTAGCGGAATTTTACTTGTGGCTTGATGAATTCCATCGAAACAGCAAATAAGGTCAATATTTCTTCCTGAATCACCATACTCGTTTGAAGTAGTACCTTGCCCACTATGATAAGCATTTTCAAATTTCCAGTTATCCAAAACTGGATCTCCATTTTTATAAATACATTCAATGGACGTATTTTTTACAAAATCCTTTTTATTATTTGTAAAGTGTGGAGCTTCCAGCATGATAATTCTCATATTAGGACAAGCTTCTGCTAGATGCGCCGGTGTAAGAGCCTGATTTTCATCATAAATTTGGTTTCTCTTATAACGATCAATCATCTCGGTTGCCGTTCTAGCATCCGCGATGAAATTATTTAAAATAGCTTTTGAGTCTAAGCTTTTATTGTAAGCTTTTATTCGGTAAATTCTTACGTCGCAATCGTCAGATCCAATTGCAATGCCAACGGGAGTTTCCTGCGTAAAAGAATAATCCTTTGTGTAGCTCATCGGTCTGCATGGCGTTCCGTCTTCGTATGACATTACTATAGGAGTAGATTCGCTGTTGTCTATGTTGAACTCCCATTCAATAATGTCCTCTTCGCTGTATGGAACATACAGAGACTTTGCGCTTGACTTAATGTAAGCTTCGTGTACATTCATCTGCAAACCAATGCTGCCAGATTCACAGCTTAGGAATGTAGCATCGCTTTTTGCAACGTTCTCTGTTTTAAAAATAAATTTAAACTCTTTACCGTTTCTTCTGGCATCGTCTGCGAACAAATTATAAGAAATGGCAGCAGTAGTGCCAGCCTTTACACCAAAATACTGATCGCCATTTTCATCCAACTGATATCCGCCATTTTCCCAGTCGAAGTTGTCAGAAACAGTCATTTTGACATCGGAATTGCCTTCGTACACCCATAGCCTATTTGAATCGTTATTCGATTTGCCGATAGGATTAAAATCAAATTGCAATCCAGCGGTAACAGGTTCTATATCAATATCTAGTTTTTCCACGGTAACGTTGATTACTTTTTCAACACCTCTACATACAATTTTCAAAACATGAGATCCTACATCAGTCGGCTTATACTGCCAAGTCTGAGTATTAGAATCAAGATGAAGCGTAGAAACTTCTTTGTTATCAACATATAACGTTACAGTAGGAGATTCCGTCTTCGGATCATATACGGTGTAAACAATATTCTCTGTGTCGTATTGCTGAACGGTAATATTCTTCGAAACACAACCGATAACCGGAATGTCGGAATTAGAGTCGTACCAAATTACATCTTTGTAAATATGATTAGATTCCACCGTGGAACCGTTAATTTCCGCCGTAATATATACTTCAACAAGATGCGCCCCATGTTCTTTTGGCTGGATATTATAAGCCATAGGAATGCCGGAAGAAGTAGTAGTAATCTTATCAACTTCTTCTCCGTCAACTTTAAAATGGACGTCTTTTGAAATAGCGCCGTAAGGTGTATAATCAAACGACACGACATCTATGGGATACGTCAATTTATCATTAAAAGAAGATTCAATTCGGATGTCTACCAGCTGGACAGACCAACTTTTTGTTACTAAGCTGCCTGCGTCATCTGTAATGGTAAGCAGTAGTTTTTGCGTTCCAGTGGAAATAAAATTCGTTGCGTCAAAAGAATTTTCTCCATTGATCGCCGTGCCAGTTGCAATTACTTTATTTCCAATTTTCCAAGTATATGTTCCTTCTGTGATCGCATCTCCAGAAGAGTCCGATCCAGAAAAGTTGTATTTGATGATGGCTTTATCATTTGCCGTCACAATAAACGGAGACTTGGTTATATATTCAATCTTCAGAGTGCTTGTAGTAGCGCTTCCGCCGCCTCCGCCTACGATTTTAAACTGAGCCTTAACTGTGCTTACTTCGCCATCTTTTCCCTCGTTTTCAATTTCGTAGAGGGTATACAGCCCGTCTTCGCTGTTATATGTTGCGTTATATGTTTTGCCAGGATCGGTCTCAATATTTCTGACCAGATCCTCTAATTCGGCCACTTTTGTGCCAACAGATGAAATACTTGTTTTGTTGGTGTTCGCAGTCTGTTCAACTGCGTCTATTTTACTGGAAATTTTTGTGATTTCAGCAGAATTCGCTTTGAATTGTGATTGTAGAAGAGTATCTACAGAATTTTTGTCGTAATACTGCGTTTTAAGTGTTTCTGGAAGATCGTCGATGTTCTTATGAATTTTAGCAAGATCCGCATCTACCTTTTCCTTGTATTCACTGATTGATTCGGTGATCGGAGTAGTAGCAGTCGAAATTTTGCTGTCTACGATCTGTCCATAAGATGATACCCATTCTGCGGACGGATCAGTATTTAATTCAATCGCTTTGATAACCGTGGTGTCGTTATAAAACGTGATTGTTCTATTTGTGGAATCGTATTCTACTTTAAATTTTGCCAATCCGTCGATTGCATCAATCTTTTTATAAACATCTGTCAGGTCAACATTTTTCAGCAACTCATCAACCTGCGCAGAAGTGTAGTAAGGCTCCAACTTAGAAGCAATAGAAGAGTCAACTGTGCTCGCCAATTCATTCTTCGCGTCAACAACGATATTTCCTGCGCTTGCGGCAGACTGAGCTGCATCATTCGCGTATTTCTTTGCTTGGGTTGCGGCTTCCTGTGCTTCTCCAACCTTTTCAGTTACCTGAGATAGAAAAGACGTGATCCATGACTCGTCCGGCTC